TGGGTGATTCTCGATGAGGCAAACAAAAACGGTCGCGTGCTAGCGCGGCAGTTGTGCCTGTTCGACGATTTGGGCCTGACCGATGCGGAGATGGCGTTCGGGGATGCGTACATCCTGACCAGATCGCCGGCCGATGCGTACATCGCGGCGAACGGCCCGAGCACGAAGCGGCCGACGGCGCGGAAGATGGGTGCCGAGTGGCTGCGCAAGAACGATCGGCTGCGGGCCTATATCGAGCAACGCCGGACCGAGCTTGCCCTTGAGGCGGGGCTGACGCAGGAGGAGGTCATCGCCTATCTGCGCACGGTGGTGCTGATCGGGCTGGGTCGGGTGAAGATCCGCAAATCGCTGACGGATAAGTCCGGGGCGCCGATCAGAGATGCCGAGGTTTACGAGCCGTCGCTCTCGGCCGCCAACAGCGCGGCGATGGGGTTGGCGAAGTTTCTCGGGATCGACGAGGCCGGGGCGCAGCAGATCTCGTGGGCGATGAATCTCGGAGCGCTGCCCGCTGCTCCGGCGGAGTCGGACCGCGGCGATGGCTGAGGCCGCGCGCATCGAGTACACCGCGGAACGCACCGCCGTGGCGTTCCACCACGCCACGGATTTCGTGCGGGGGCTGATGGGCCCCATCGGGTCCGGAAAGTCGGTGGCCTGTGTCAACGAGGCGGTGCGCCGCTGTTTCGAGCAGGCACCGGATGCGCAGGGGATCAGACCCTCGCGCGGGGCCATCGTGCGCAACACCTACGGCGAGCTGAAGACGACGACCATCCGGACCTGGAAGCAGTGGGTGCCGGAGTCGGTGTGCTGGTTGCGCTCGGGGTCGCCGATCGAGGGGTTGTTGCGGGTGACGCTGCCGGACGGGACGCGGGTCGAGGCGGAAATTCTGTTTATCGCACTGGATCGCCCGCAGGACGTGGCTAAGCTGCTGTCGTTGGAGTTGACCTGGGCCTGGATCAACGAGGCCCGCGAGGTGCCGATTGCGGTGGTCGACGGGGTGACCTCGCGCGTCGGCCGCTACCCGGAGAAGAAGCGCGTGGCGCTCACCTGGTCCGGGGTGTTCATGGATACCAACCCGCCGGATACGGACCACTGGTGGTTCAGGATCTTCGAGGGCGGGGAGAGCGACGATCCGGTGTTGGTGGAACTGCGCGCGAAGGGGTGGGGGTGGCGGTTGTTCCGGCAACCATCGGCCTTGACGCGCACCGAAGGGGCGGACGGGCGGATTAGCTTCCTGCCCAATCCGGCCGCCGAGAATGTGCAGCACCAGCAGTTGGGTTACGGCTATTGGCAACGAATGCTGTTCGGTAAGTCGGCCGATTGGATTCGGGTCTATGTGCTGGGGGAATACGGCACGGTCGAGGACGGCAAGCCGATCTATCCCGAGTATTCCGAGCAATTGCATCTGCGCGCGACGGACTACCAGCCGCGAGCGGGGGCGCGGATCGTTCTCGGGTGGGACTACGGCCTGACGCCTGCCTGTGCCTTCATGGAGCTGACCGAGCGCGGTGTCCTGGAGATCTTCGACGAGATGATTGCGACCCGGATGGGCATCCGCCAGTTCACCGAGCAGGTGAATCTGCGCCTGGCCGGGGCCTATCCGCACTGTCAGGTGGTGGCAGAGTACGGGGACCCGGCCGGAGGGGCGGCGGCCCAGACGGACGAGCGCTCGTGCTACGACATTCAGCGCGAGCTGGGCCGGGCGGTATCGGCCGGGGCGATGACGCTGGTCGACCGGCTGGAAGGGGTGCGCTGGTTCCTGACACGCGTGGTCGACGGCGAGGCGGCCCTGAAGCTCAGTCCGCGCTGTCGGATGCTGCGCAAGGGATTCGCTGGGGCCTACAAGTACCGCCGGTTGCAGATTTCCTACGACGAGCGCTTTGCCGATGTGCCGGACAAGAACGAGTATAGCCATCCGCACGACGCGCTGAATCACGCGGTCGGCATCCTGGCGCGGGCCGGGCGGGCGCCCCAACAGACCGTGCCGCCGCGTGCCGATTGGCGCCGCTCCGGCCGCACCACTGCGAGGGTGGCTTGATGTCTCTGTCGCTGATCGAGCGCGTGATCGCGGATCTGCGCGAAGAGCCGGAATGGCGCTCGATGGCGGCGAAGGAAGAGGACTACTACGACGGAAACCAGCTCGATTCCGAGTATCTGGCGGCGATGGAAGACCGCGGGATGTTCCCTGTCGTGCGCAACATGATCGCCCCGGCCCTGGATGTGGTGCTAGGCATGGAGGCGCGCAACCGCCAGGACTTCCGGGTCTTTGCCGACGAGGACGAGGATTCGGACGTAGCCGTCGCGCTGTCGGATTGGCTGCACGAGTGGGAGCGCATGAGCAAAGCGGACCGCGCGTGCTCGGATGCGTACAAAAGCCAGGTGTCGGTGGGCCTGGGGTGGGTGGAGGTCGGGCGCAATCGCGATCCGTTCGGGTATCCGCACCGCTGCTTTGCCCCGCGGCGCACCGAGATGTTCTGGGATTGGAGGGCGCGCGAGCCGGATTTGAGCGACGCGCGCTACCTGCTGCGGCGCAAGTGGTTCGACCGCGACCTGCTAGTGCAGATGTTCCCGGGCCAGCGGCGGCTGATCGACAGCCTCGGGGTTGGGACAAGCTACGACACGGACATTCCGCGCGATCGCTTCGAGATGCTGTCGCGCCACTGGGACGTGGAAGCGCGCACCGATCTAGAAGACACCGAATGGGCCGATACCGGGCGCAATCGGCTGTGCTTGTACGAGCTGTGGCACCGCGAATGGCAGGCCGGGAAGGTGCTGCGGATTCCCGACCTGGAGCTGACGATCCAGTTCGACGAAGCCAACCCGCAGCACGCCGGCATGGTGCAGGCGGGGTTGGCCGAGGTGGTGGCGGCGATCTTGCCGACGATGCGGTTGTCGTGGTGGATCGGGCCGCACCAATTGGCCGAGCGCGGGACGCCGTACAGCCATAACGAATTCCCTTATGTGCCGTTCGTGGGGATGCGCGAGTCCCGAACAGGGATTCCGTATGGGCTGATCCGGCGGATGATGAGCCCGCAGGACGAGGTGAATACGCGCTTGACGAAGATGCTGTGGCTGCTTAGCGCCAAGCGGCTGATGGCGGATTCCGATGCGTTCATGGGCATGGACTGGGCGGATGTGATCGCCGAGATGGGGCGCCCGGATGCCGCGTTCCCGCTTAACCCCAATCGCGCCAACCGCAACCAGATGCCGCGCATCGAGTCGGACCGGGAGCTGGCAGCCCAGCAGTTCACCACGATGCAGGAGGCGATGCGCTTCGTCTCCGAGGCGGCCGGGATTTACCAGGCGATGCAGGGCAAGGAGATGACCCAGCAGAGCGGCATCGCCATCCAAAGCCTGGTCGATCAAGGGGCGACGACGCTGGCCGAGATCAACGACAACTTTCGCCTCGCCCGCGCCAAGGTCGGCGAGCTGGGGATGGCGAACGTGATCCAGGAGCGCATGGACCGTTCGTTCGAGCGGCAGATCGCGCGCGGCCGTGAGAAGTTCTCGGTGTGGTTCAACCGCCAAATCGTCGACGAGCAGACCGGCGAGACGACGCTGGATAACCGGCTGGATCGGCTGCGCACCCGGGTGGAGTTGGCCGATGTTCCGAGCACGCCGACCTTCCGGGCGCAGTTCCTCAGCTCTCTCCTGGAGCTGACCAAGACCCTGCCGGACGACCTCAAGCGGGTGCTGATCCCGACGGTGGTGGAGGCGTCCGAGCTCCCGCGCAAAAACGAGATTGCCGACGAGCTGCGTCGCGCCATGGGGCAGGGCGGACAAGACCCCGAGCAGACGGTTGGGCAGCAGCAGGCCATGGCGCAAGAACAGGTGTTGGCGATGCAAGAGCGCGAGGCCCAGGTCCGCGAGCGGATGGGGCGTGCGGATCAGGCCGCGGCGAATGCGGATAAGGCACTCTCCGAGGCGCAGCAGGCACGCGCCGAGGTGCAGGCAGTGATGCAACAGATTCAGGCCGCGGGCAGCGGCGCCGAACAGGCGTTGTTGGCCGAGGCGATGCAGCGCAGGCAGATGCAGTTAGCAGCCTGAGACCATCCACAACCCTGTGATAAGGGTCCGAGGCTGCGGTCGGGGTCGATCCGCAGACGATGACAGCCCGCTCAGTGCGGGTTTTTTTATGCCCGTCAGGGCGCTCGGCCGCCTCGCCGATAGAGGCATCGACAGATACGCACCCAGCGATACGGGAACCGTGAATGAGTGACGAAGCGCGAGAGATAGCGGACTGGCTGAATACCGATATCGGATTCGGCGGCCTGAACGATGCGCGGTTGGAGGATGCGGCGGTCACGGACGAGACCGAGGACGGCGAGGGCGAAGCGCAAGCCGCGGCAGAGCCGGCTCCCGAAGTCCAGGCCCCTCTAGCCGAAGCCGATCCGGTACCCCAGGAGGAACACCAGGCGGCGCCGGTCTCCGGCGATCCCGAGGTGATCCTGACGGCGGACGGTAAGCATGCGCTGCCGTTTTCCGTGCTCAGGCAAGCGCGCGCCGAGAAGGCAGAGCTGGAGCAGCGGTTGGCCCAGATGCAGGCCCAGATGCAGGCGCAACAGGCCCAGGCGCCCAGCGATCCGGAGCCAGGACAGGCGGGCGGGTCCGACGACGGCGAGATGAGCGCCGCGGACTGGCAGCAGGTCTTAAGCGAGGCGCTGGCCGACGGGGATCGGGAGATGGCCCGCGCGGCCCGCGCCGCGTTGGCGGATCGCGAGCGGCTCAATCGGATCGAGGCGCGGTTGGCGGCGCAGGATCGGGCGGTCGAGGAGCAGCGCGGACAGGCGATTGCGGCGGCGGTACAGGCGCACCCGGATCTTGCGCTGTGGGCCACGGACGAGGCCCTGCTGGCGCGGGCACAAGCGGTGGAGCGGTCGATGTTAACGATGCCAGGGTCAGCCCTGGCGCAAGCGTCGGACTGGCCGAGCTACTTCGAAGCGCTGGCGCGGGCGACGGCGGCGACCTATCCGGACATGCCGCGCGGCCCCCGGGCGCCGGCACCCGCCGCAACGCCCGCGCGCCGGACGGCAGTCCAAGCGGCGGCCGAGCCGATGCCTCGCTCGATCAGCGATATCCCGGGCGGGATCGAGCCCGGGGCCGCGATCCGCACCGCTGAAGACCTGCAACGGATGCCGAAGGCCGATCAATTGGCGCACCTGACGCAGCTGCGCGAGTCCGGCCGGATCTTCGACTTCCTCGACGGTCTGCCGATGGGCGCTTTCAATACCGGCCGCGAATAACGCTCGCGCTGGCGCACTCGTCACGGCAAAGAGAACGCAACAACCCAATCGAATTGCTGGAGAACGAACGAGATGCCCACTTACATTCCAAGCACGAACACCAGCAGTCATGCGCTGACGGTGAAGCAGTACAACGCGGCCCTGTTTTGGCAGGTGCTGGGCAAGGCCGCCATGGGCGAGCTGGGGAACATGGAGGGTCCGCCGCCGTCCCCCGACACCTTCAAGGCGCTGGTGACCGGCAAGCAGACCTTCGAGGAGACCCCGCGCATGATGCCTGGGGTGCGGGTGACCAACCTTTCCAAGGGCGAGGGCGACGAGGTGTCGGTCGATATCGTGCACCCGGCGTCCGGGCGTCCGACCATGGGCGATGCCGAGATCAAGGGTCGGCGCGCGAAGACGACCTTCGCGTCCATGCCGATCAAGATCAACCAGATGCGCTTGGGCCACGATCCTGGCGGCAAGATGACCCAGCAGCGCACCAAGCACGACCTGCGCGCCATCGGCCGCAACCAAGTGCTCGACATGACCGCGCGCACCATCGACCAAACCCGGCTGGTGCATTGCGCCGGGGCGCGCGGCCAGGACGAGCAGTTGTCGTGGATGATTCCGCTGGCCGACGATCCGGAGTTCTCCGACATCCTGGTCAATCCGGTGCGTGCGCCCAGCTACAACCGGCATTTCTACGCCGGCGGCGCGGCGGCGATGACGCAGCTCGACTCCACCTGCATCCTGACCCTCTACGACATTTCCAGGCTGCGCGCCGAGATCGACGAGATGGAGTCGCCCTTCCTGCCGGTGGTCCTGCCAAACGATCCGGCCAGCGCGACCGATCCGCTCTACATCCTGCGGGTGACGCCGCGCCAGTGGCATCACTTGCAGACCTACCACGACGGGCGCGGCAAGGACTGGCAGACCTTCATGAGCCGGGCGCGCAATCGCGGCAGCGATAACCCGCTGTTCAAGGGCGACGAGGTGGGGGTGTGGTCGGGCATCCTGGTGCGCAAGGGGCTGCTGCCGGTGCGCTTTGCGCAGGGCTCTACGGTGACCGTTGCCACCTCGGCCGCGGCCTATACCGAGACCACGGTCACCGTGCCCACCTTCGACGGCACCGCCGGCAACGACCTGGATCAAAGCGTCGACCGCGCGTTGCTGTTCGGCGCCCAAGCCTGGGCCAGCGTCTACGGGCAGGATTCCCGGTCGGGCATGCCGACGCGCTGGTTCGAGGGCGGCGAGGACGACGACAACCGCACGGTGTTTTCGCTTGCCGGCATGGGCGGCATCAGCAAGCTCAGCTTCCTCAACAAGTCGGGCGTGCATACCGATCATGGCGTGATTGCCATCGACAGTTATGCCCCGCGCCCGAGCGGATCGCCCATCGCGCTGAACGTCGTCTGACGCGACGCGTAACCGTATTGCGTGGCCCGCGTCCGCGGGCCTGGCCCACTTTGAGGACTCTGTACCATGGCTCTCACGATCGACACCTACGGGCCCTATGCCCGCGACAACACCAATCCATCCGCCGCGGACTGCGGCAACCTAGTAGCCGAGGTCCCGGCCACCATCGAGCTGGCCGCGCTGGCTCAGAACAAGACTGTGGCGGTCGCTAAGATCCCGCAAGGGGCCTTCGTGGTCGGGCTGCTGTACGCGCACGATGCGCTGGGCGCGACGACCGTCCTCAACCTTGGGTTGCAGACCAAGAGCGGCGCGACCTTCGACGCGGACTTTTTCGGCACGGTCGCCGATACCTCGTCTGCAGGAAAGGGTGTGCTGTCGTGCGTCATGCCGTTCAAATTGGCCGAAGACGCCTACGTGGTAGCCACGCAGACGGGGGCCGGCAGCGCGACCGGTACCCTGAGCGCGGTGCCGCTGTACGTGTTCCAGCACCAGTAAGGAGCGCCCAGCATGCCTACGCAAGACCAGCGCTTTCTGCTGACCCGCCGCACCGATCTGCGGTTCGGGCCGGTGGATTTCGCGCCTAACTACGACAGCCGCGGACGGCGCAGCGGGGTGCCGTTCACGCTGTTGACGCAGGTCGCTCTCGGGGCCATGGCGGCGCCGGACGACGATCTGCTGATCGACGACGCGACGGGCGCCAGCGAGCTGCCTAACGAAGCGGAAACCGTCACCTGGTCCGCCAGCCAGCGCGGCACCGGGCCGCTCGATAACGCCGATACCCCGGCGTCGATAGTCCTGAAGGACGTCGACGGCAACCTCGTGACCGTGATTCCGCTGGGGATCGAGCTGGCCGACGGACGCTACCAGGAACGCGCGCTGACCACGGTGGTGACGCACAGCAGTTCGGTGGTCGCGTTGACGGTGGTCCATGCCGGGTACGACCGCTGGGGCCAAAAGGTGGTCGAGACCCACGCGATTAGCGCGGGCACAACCAGCAAGACGGTCGCCGGAAAGAAGGCGATGGCGTTCTGGGAACAAACCGCCATCACGGCGGCGGCGGACGCCAGCGCCAACACGCTGAAGCTCGGCACTAACGACGTGCTGGGGCTGCATTACCGGGCGGCCAGCAAAGCGGATGTGGTGCGCGTGTTCTTCAACGGGGCTATCGACGACAGTGCGACCGTGGTAGCGGCGGTCGACACCACGCCCTCGGCAACGACCGGGGATGTGCGCGGGACAGTGGACCCGAGCTCGGCGTGCGACGGGTCCGAGGTGGTGGTGTGGCTGGCGGTCGATCCAACCAGCAAGGCGACCGCGTATGGCGTGGACCAGTACGCGGGTTAACGACAGACGCCCGGCCTGAGGGCCGGGCACCAACAATTCACGGTGGAGCCTATGGCGCAAGCGGCAAGCAGCGAACGGGTGAACGTGCGCTATATCGGGACACGGCCGGTGCGCCGCGACAATGTGTGCGGCACCAAGGCGGTCTGGCAAGGACCGGGCGATGTGCTGGCGGTCCCTAAGGACGTGGCGCTGCGGCTGCTCAAGCATTCGGATGTGTGGCGCACGGAGGATGAGCCGTGGACGCCGCCGGCGGTTCCGGCGGCGCCAGGAATGATCCATGATGCGGATGCGCAGGCGCTTGGTATCCTGGTGAAACACGGGCGCTGGGACGACGTGGCAGCGCTGTATCCGGATGCATGCGCG